CCAGTATAACCTGCAGGTATGGTATATAATGCCATTAATGTTTGTCCATTACCTGCTGATATAGTTGCTGCTACATCCGAACCACCTGTATAGGTTACAGTAATTGTTCCTTCATTATTTCCAGATGTTCCTGCTGTTTCTACAGACATTCTAAAAACTCTTAAAAATTCTTGTGTAGTTGTAACTGTAGTTGTTCCATCCATATCAACAGTTTCTTCAGCCAAATTATAAGAACCATCCAAACCTTGTATTCTCAAAGTTCTAGCACCAGTTCCTGCTACATCATCATTAGTATCATCACTAACAACATCAACAGTAACCGCTGTAGATTGATAAGGATAATCACCTCCTGTTTCCCAAATAGTTTCAAAAGAACCTGAACCGATACTAGGATTATATCCAAACTTGTTGATCATAGAATAACCAGGAACTTTACCTTGTTGAACTGCTAGATAAAATGGAATGTCGCCAACTGTGCTTCCACCTGTTATCGGATTTACATTATTACAATTACTCATTAGCAACCGTATCTTGTATTAAACCAAGTAAATCTTTCTAGTTCTTTTCTAAGATCATCTTGATATGAAAAATTTAATTCAGTTTTAATTGTATCTACTGCACGAAGAATCTGTCTTTGGTTTTCAACATCGTATTCTTCTTTTGGTTCTGGTATGTATGAAGTTATTCTAGCCATTATCTTCTTCCATCTGGTTTTATATCTACTCTTAATGTTCCATAACGCCAAGTCTCACCTATAGCATCATTTTCTATTTTGATTGCAAGTAATCTTCCTCTAGCTCTAGTGTCTACTTTATCAGTGGATGATGTTATTGTAAAGGGTCCAAGAGGTGAACTAGACGCTGTATTATTTGGATAGTCATTTAATAATAAGGTTACTTTTGAATTACCAGTTAAAACTTTAAAGTCTGGTATAAATCGTTTCATAGACATTATAAACTCACCATCACCTCTTAAATCAGCAAGACCAGTTGTACCACCTAACGCGCTACGTCTTGCAGATATATCAAAATCTCCTGATTGTATAAATGCATCAATAGAAGTTGTACCCGATGAATCGACTTGATCGGTTCCGGTTTCATGAGCATAGTAAGTTGATGAACCATACGTTGCTGTAATACCTTGTATTGGAAAATTAGGTATCGCTGTTGAATCATATTCGGTTGCATATGGTAAATCAAATACACCTGTGTCAACATAAGATGTTCTAGCTAATGATGATGTTGTCCAACAATTTTCTCCGTAGTTATAAGTAACACATCTATCAATTTGATCAGAACCATCTTTTGCATAAAACCAATTTACTTCATTATATAAAGTATTGTGTTCTGCATAAACAATTTGATTAGCGTTAAAGTTTAGACCTAAATTATCTCCTGTAGTTGTAAATACAAAGTCTTCAACTAAACATGGTATTGATTTAACAGTACCATCGTACATAAAAAATCCACCTTCACCTGACATCCAAAAAACAACACCATTAGAATAAGTGAGCGCATGTTGACCAATTAAACCACAGTTTGTACCAACTTGTTTAACACTAAATGTAAATGGTGGACCAACAAATTGAATTACATAAGCAGAACTATCTGTTAATACTAATGTATAATCTTTACCAGACACTGCTCCTACAATAAAGTTTCCCTTATCTACTCTAAATGTTCCAGCAGTATTGGTTGCTGTTGGAGCATAAGTATTAAAGTCTTCTTGATTTGAAAATCTTATAAACATTGGATCTTGAGTTGTTGGATTACCAATTGTTGTTTCTGTTCCAAAATGAAACACATGTCTATCTCTGTCTGATACTTGTGTTAATCTTGATGCAGTAGGTGCACCGCTCATAACTGTTGCTCTAATAGTTCTCGCATTAGATGCTCCTGCATCCCAAGTAAATGTCTTACCATTGTGAATAGTTGCAACTAATATTTGACCAAAATTATCCAAACTCCAGAAGCCTGGATCCAAAACCACATCACTGATTGTACGCTCCGTGCCCCAGGTTGATGCACTATATGTATCTGTTCCCCAACCATAACCTGCAGTTTGAAATATAGGACCAACGATTACATAAGGGTCAATTTCTGCAGACCCTGTTCCAGAAGTTGTGCCTGCTGAATTAGATGGCATCGTAATCTCAAAAGTATTATCTGTTGAATTTAATACTTCAAAAGTATTGTCTGTAAAATCTGTTGTTGCGTATCCTGATCCCGTTGGAACTGTAACACTAGAAAATGTTACATATCTTCCATCAGATAAACCATGTGAAGTTTTATTGACTGTAACGGTTGGTGAACCGGTTGAAGCATCAAAGTCAGCTCCAGTGATTGCTGTATCTAAAGGAGTAATGTCATAAAAGTCTTCACCATAGTATAAAAATAAACCTTGTGAAGTACCAATAGCTGTATACTTTTCACCAGCTAAAGAAGTCCATGCATGCTGTGCACGTGCCACACCAGGTAATGTTTTATATTGTATGGTCAATTGATTCCAACCACCTATTTTTTCAGGTAGTCCATATCTAAATCTAACAAAATCACCATCAACCCATTGAGATTCAGCTCCTGAATCTGTGATCATTTTGTTAAAACCAGGCTTGAAATTTAATTTTTGTAGCATATAGTGCTTTATATATTAGTTTTACAGAGAATGAAAGTATCATAATTATGGACCATTTAGAAGCAATTGTTAGATTAGATAATATAATTAATCTAGAGTTTATAGATAAAATAATACCTTTAATAAAACATAAAGCTAAAAAAAATTTAGAAATACTACATGGCGTAGATAAAAATGTAAGAAATGTACAAGGTTATCATTTAAATTTTAATACACCTACAGATTTATTTTATTGGAATTATATAAAAAGTGAAATAGAAAGAAAATATGTATTATACAAAGCAAAATTTCCTAGAATGGGAAGTTCAAAAATAAATCAAATAGATCTTTTAAGATATAAAAAAGGTGGAAAATACAAAGCACATACAGATCACTATTCTACAACAGCTAGACATTTAAGTGTGATTATTAACTTAAATAATAACTATGAAGGAGGAGACTTAGTTTTTACGGATCAAAAAGAAAAAGAAATTAAAAGATTAAAACTTAATAAAGGTTCTATTGTGTTTTTTCCAAGTAATTTTATGTATCCTCATAGTATTCAACCTATTACGAAAGGAACAAGGTATAGTATAGTTGCATGGCTGCAGTAAATTTTAAGTTAATAAAAAATTTTTTTAATAAAAATGAATTAAAAGTTTATCAAAAATATTGTTATTATAAATTAGATCAAGATAAAGATTACACTTTAGATGAATGTTTCTCACCTGCATGGTATAATGATGCATTAATGAATTCTTTATTGGATACAAAATTAAAAACTGTTGAAAAAAAATCTAATTTAAAATTGTTTCCTACTTATGCTTATTGGAGATACTATGTTTTTGGAGGAAATTTAGAAAAACATTTGGACAGACCTGCGTGTGAAATATCAGTATCTGCGTGTATAAAAAAATATGATAACTGGCCTATCATTATAGAAGGAAAGTCTTTTGAATTAGAAGAAGGCGATGCTGTGTTATATGCTGGATGTGATCAAGAACATTGGCGTCCAGGTATTTATAGAGGTGAAGGAATGGCTCAAGTGTTTTTACATTACGTAAATAAAGAAGGAGATTTTACTGATCATGCTTATGATAATTATAGAAAAACTACAGGAAAAAAAAAATGATAAAAAAAACAGTTAATATGAATAGTTTTATAGCAACATACGATAATTACATTACTAAAGAAGAATGTAATAATGCTATTAAATTTTTTGAAGATGAACATAAATTTAAAAGAACAATGAATAGAATAGCTTTTGAAAATGCTGAAGTATTGAATAAAAAAGATCAACAATATTTTGCCAGTGGTGGTACGATAGATATTTGGTTTGGTGAATTAAGATCACTATTACATAATTTTGATTTAGCTTGGAAACATTACATTGAAAATACAGGAGCAAAACAAGCTTATGGTGAAGATTTTTATTACACAAATTTAAAAATTCAAAAAACATTACCTACAGAAGGATATCATGTTTGGCATGTTGAACATGGAGCCTCGCAAAAACAAGCTTATCGTGCTTTTGTTTTTTCTATTTATTTAAATGATATTGAAGAAGGAGGAGAAACAGAATTTTTAAATCAATCGGTCAGAGTAAAACCTAAAGCAGGTAGAATAGCTATTTGGCCTGCTGGATTTCCATACGTTCACAGAGGTAATCCACCTTTATCTGGAGAAAAATATATACTTACGTCTTGGATGACTTTAGTAGATGCGTCTTAATTAAGATGAGTAACTTGTAGGTCTTGCACCTAATCTAGTAATTTTTTCAGCTTCTGTTTCAGTAGAATTACCTTCATCATCAACAAGATTATCAGCATCCCATTTAGATTGTAATTTAGCTAAGTGAGCTGCGTCCCATTTATCGATAAATTGAGTTTGAAAATCTCCTAAGTTAGCTGCTGTCCAAGTAGCGTGAGGAGTTTCATCTCTATATTCTACAGTATCATTGTAATCATGATTATCAGCTTTATATTGAATTGCCCAAATGTTTGACCATTTAGAATCATTCCAAAAAGAATCTTGATCTTCTATTATATACATACCAGCTCCATCGCCACTCTGTTTTATAATAGCTTTGTCTTCAAATACTACTGTCCAATTTGCATTAGTTGCCATAATTTCTCCTACGTTTTAATAATATAAATAATTGTTAAATATGGTTGTAAAACTGAAGTTGCGTCTCCAGAAAAATTAGCACTCATGTTGTGAGAGTGACCACCACCTGAACCTGCATTGTTTGTGGGTGGTGATGATGGGTTAGCTCTACCTACTTGATTATATCCAGGAGGATATGACACATTACCATTGAAACTTCCCCAGTTACTTGGAGTTAAACTGTGAGAGTGTGATGCAAGTTGAGGTGTTGATAAAGTTGCATTCGCTGTTGAACCACCAACGTTTCCAGTTGAAGTAACTGTGTTCGCTCCACCTGTTGATCCTATAGATTTATTATTTGATTTTCCAACCGGTACGTTATCCTGTAAATCAGGAACGTTAAAAGTTGTTGAACCATCTCCAGCTCCGTAAGTTGTACCTACGATTGCAAATAAATCTGCATAAGTTGTTCTTGAAACTGCTGTACCATTACATTCTAAAAATCCAGATGGAACTGATGAATCTGACCACGGCACAATAGTTGCTGTAGGAATTCCTTCTATACCTGTAAGGTTTGCTCCATCAAAATCATATCTAGTTGCTTCGTAATTTGCCATATTCTATTTCTCCCTATAAGTCCAACCTGTTGTAGCGTCTCCAGAATAAACTAAACTAAAACCAGCACCTT